ATAAAATAGTAAAACCTTCATAGTAATATGAGGGTTTTTTTATACCTTAAATAAGACCACCTGAGACACTATCATATCACTATGGTATACTATAATATATTTAAAAAGATCTTTTAATAGAGTGTACCATAAACACCCACAATTAAATTATTAAACTAGTACTATAAAAGAAAATTTATTTGCCCCATTGAAAATGGACTAATTGGAGAATAATGTTTAAAAGTGGTAAAAAGTGGGAATCTGATTAAGACTAAAAAGGAAAGGGTTAAATAATATTGCGTTGTCCCTAAATTTCCTCTATATTTTTTTCAAATTTTTTTAAAAATCTATATACAAATATACGAAAAAAATATGAAAAAGTCAACATTTTAGTAAAATATTTTAAAAAATAATTGTACTTATTACATTCGGTGTTTTACACATTCCCACTTTTTACCACCGGTTAATATTTATATGTATGGAAAATTATATTTATTTAGATAAGGTTTTGGAATTTATTATTAGAGGTACTAAAGTAGATTATGATATTGGTGAGATATATACACCCTATGAAGAAAGACATTATTACATTGGTCATTTACCTTTTGGTCCTCCTGTTAGTTTTGAAGAATACTGTAAGGATGTATATGGTTTAACTTATGGAGAGACGGATTATGTATGGGAACAATATAGAAGGGAACTAAATAAGATAACTTATTAATAGTTAATGTTTAGTTTTTTTTTAAATACCGTATATTTATATTTTATTGTTTAGGAGTAAAAGACAATTCTTAATGATTAACTAAATTATTTTTTTTAGTTCTTTGATTAATGTGGTAATACTTTCTTTGGTGTTGTTTGGGTTGTAGTAGATTTTATGATAAAAATCTGATCCCTTTTTTAGGTGTTTTTTAACTTCTTTAACTTTATTTAAGACCTCTTTATTTTTAATTTTATTTTTAGGGGTGTTCATCGACATTATAGTATACCAAATACACATATCTAAATCACTAATATCACCACTAATAAAATCCTTAAAAAGGGTATATAGATTACCGAACTTTTTTTTATTAAACCGTTCTATTCTATTATTTTCTCTTTTTAGTGTTTTATATTGATTCCATTCTTTTTTATTAAACATGTTTATTATGTTTACTGAAGGTATGGTAGTTTTTGTTTTTAAAGTATGTATTTCTTCATATAGTACATTCCTTTTATTTCTTGTGGTAACGTTAATTGAAAGGTTAGGATCTCTATCCTCTTTACCACTAATATAAGTTAAATTACATAACTTACTATATTTTTTATTTAAACAATTGGCCCACCTACGTTCCGTCTCAACCCAATTAGACTCATCACATTTGTCTATTATTTCCATCGATGGTTTTAGTCCATCGTTTAATAAATCATTAATCCATATATTCACATATGTCTTTCTTTTTTTAGAGGTATAAATATGTTGTTTATACCTTTTTTCCGGTTCGATTGATTTACCCACATACCTAACTTCATTAGTTATTGGGTCAATTAAACTATATATGTAAACTACTTTCATATATTATGTAAATATCTTAATATCGATTTTTTGTCTACTTTAAGTGTATTTTTTAATTTAAAATACACCTACTATGTGGGTCATTTGTCATGTTTAATAATTAAATAAATCGTTATTTATTTGTTTATGTCAATTATTATTTGTATCTTTGTTATGTTGGTGATTAAGTTCGAAACAGGCGTACATCGGGTATATGATAGTATGAAGGGATCAGAGGTCGGTTGATCTTTTTTTTATAAATAGGAAAATATAAAACAAGTCGGAGTCCACCCTCTTAGAGAAGAACTTGTTTCTCTGACCCGTTTCGAGAATAATCTCACCAACAATATAAAGATAAACATTTTTTTTGACATATACAAATATTTATTAATATAATTTAAAGAAAAATGAAGATAACCATAAAGAATATTATCAACGAAAATATAGATATTACACCAGAAGAAAAATTTATTAATGGTATTAGTAATTTTATTAAATTACCTTATTTTTATAATTTAAGGGTTAATGAAGTACCTGAAGAATTATGGGATAGAATATTATCAAAAGTGTTTAAACAAAAAGTAAGTGTAAGTGTAAGTGTAAGTGAAAATTATATATATGATGAAAACAATAATGAAATTTATCTTGAAGATTCAAATGGTTTTTGGTGGAAACGAGAATATGATAAAAACAATAACGAAATTTATTATGAAAATTCAGATGGTTATAGGATAAATCGAGAATTTGATAAAAACAATAATCCAATTTATTATGAAAATTCAGATGGTGATTGGGAAAAAAGAGAATATGATTCAAATAATAATGAAGTTTATTTTGAAACTTCAAATGGTTATATTATTGATAATCGACCAAATAGTTCCATTAATGAAAATATAGATATTACCCCAGAAGAGAAATTTATTAATGGTATTGTAAAATTTATTAATATCCCTTACTTCTATAATTTAAAAGTTACAGATACTCCAGAACATTTATGGAATAGAATATTGTCAAAGAAATTTAATCAAGAAGTAAGTGTAAGGGATAATTATATATATAATTCAAACAATAACCAAATTTATTATGAAACAAAAAAGGGTGGTTGGGAGAAACGAGAATTTGATAAAAACAACAACAGAATTTATTACGAAAATTCAAATGGTTATTGGGAGAAACGAGAACTTGATAAAAACAATAACATAATTTATTATGAAGATTCAGATGGTACAATTAGAGATGACAGACCAAGTAGTTCCATTAATGAAAATATAGATATTACCCCAGAAGAGAAATTTATTAATGGAATTGTAAATTTTATTAGATTACCTTATATCTATAATTTAAGTGTTAATGAAGTACCGAAAGAACTATGGAATAGAATATTATCAAAAATATTTAATCAAAAAGTAAGTGTAAGGGTAAGTGGACGTTATAAGTATATATTTGATTCAAACAATAACTCAATTTATTATGAAGATTCAGATGGTTATTGGTCAAAACAAGAATATGATTCAAACAATAACATAATTTATTATGAAAATTCAGATGGTGAAATTAAAGATAACAGACCAAGTAATTCCATTAATGAAAATGTAGATATTAACCCAGAACAAAGATTTATTAATGGAATTGTAAATTTTATTAGATTACCTTATATCTATAATTTAAGTGTTAATGAAGTACCGAAAGAACTATGGAATAGAATATTATCAAAAGTGTTTAAACAAAAAGTAAGAGAATATAATAATTATCTATTTGATTCAAACAATAATGAAATTTATCGTGAATATTTAAATGGTTATTGGATAAAAAAAGAATATGATAAAAACAATAACTTACTTTATTTTGAAGATTCAGATGGTGATTGGGAGAAACAAGAATTTGACAAAAACAATAACAGAATTTATTCTGAAAATTCAAATGGTTTTTGGGAGAAACAAGAATATGACTCAAACAATAACTCAATTTATTATGAAAAGTCGAATGGTTATTGGGAGAAAAAAGAATATGATTCAAACAATAATGAAATTTATTTTGAAGATTCATATGGTTATATTTTAGATAACAGACCAAGTAACCCATTAAATGAAAATATAGTTCCAGAAGAGAAATTTATTAATGGATTAAGTAAATTAATTAAACCACCTTATTTTTATAATTTAAGAGTTAATGAAGTACCAAAAGAATTATGGGGTAGAGTATTATCAAAAGTATATAATCAAGAAGTAAGTGTAAGTGAAAATTATATATATGATTCAAACAATAATGAAATTTATTATGAAAGATTAAATGGTCATTGGTCTAAACGAGAATTTGATAAAAACAATAACAAAATTTATTTTGAAGATTCAGATGGTTATTGGGGAAAACAAGAATTTGATAAAAATAATAACTTAATTTATTTTGAAAATTCAAATGGTTATATTATTGATAAAAGAAATATTAACGAAAATATTGACCCAGAAGAAAAATACGTTAATGGTATTGTAAAATTTATTAATATCCCTTACTTCTATAATTTAAAAGTTACAGATACTCCTGAAGAATTATGGGATAGAATATTATCAAAAGTATATAATCAAGAAGTAAGGGTACAAGGTAATGGAATAAATAATTCAAACAATAACCAAATTTATTGGGAAGATTCAGATGGTTTTTGGGAGAAACGAGAATTTGATAAAAAAAATAACGAAATTTATTTTGAAAATTCAAGTGGTTATTGGGAAAAAAGAGAATATGATTCAAATAATAATGAAGTTTATTATGAAAATTCATATGGTTTTTGGATAAAACGAGAATATGATTCAAACAATAACAGAATTTATTATGAAAATTCAAATGGTGAGTGGTATAAACAAGAATATGATTCAAACAATAACAGAATTTATTTTGAAGATTCAGATGGTAAAATTATAGACAACAGACCAAGTAACCCATTAAATGAAAATATAGATATTACCCCAGAAGAGAAATACATTAATGGATTAAGTAATATGATTAGAACACCTTATATCTATAATTTAAGGGTTAATGAAGTACCTGAAGAATTATGGGATAGGATATTATCAAAAGTATATAATCAAGAAGTAAGGTTAAGTAATAACTATATATTTGATTCAAACAATAACCAAATTTATTATGAAGATTCAGATGGTGATTGGGAGAAACGAGAATTTGATAAAAAAAATAATTTAATTTATTATGAAGATTCAGATGGTTATTGGTCAAAACAAGAATATGATTCAAACAATAACAAAATTTATTATGAAAATTCAGATGGTTATTGGATAAAACGAGAATTTGACAAAAACAATAACAAAATTTATTATGAAGATTCAGATGGTAATATTGTGAACAACAGACCAAGTAGTTCCATTAATGAAAACAATACCATATGAAATGATAAATTTTATAATCTAAACTATTGACATTATGATATATTATACGTATTATTATATTATAGTTATTTGATATAGAAGGTTACATATCCCACTGTCTCCATCCCCACACCACAGGAGATAGAAAGGTGAAAGAAAAGTCAGAGTCTTTACACTGGGTGTGTAAACCTTATCCGTGAGAAGATAAAGTGTCTAATCTGAAAGATACATACTACTCACAAAAATCAGAGAGGGATAAAAATTAGGGTTTTATTTTTTAAGTCCGAACTTTATCCCTTTTTTTATTCACTAAAAATTTGACATTGTAAAATATAATTCGTATATTTGTATTAATGAAAGATACATAGATAGACATATTGATAGACATATTGATAGTTGAGGTAACATAGGGGGGTACCATATAGAAATATATAAGTACCCCCTATAAAGGGGGGATCCCCCTATACCCCCCCGTATAACCCCCCTTCCCTATGGGGATATAACGAAGTTTAAAGGGGGTGTGATATCGTCCATAAATTTTCCAGGAAATTTTTAGGTTTAGGTTCGAAGTCTTTTTCGTCCCATTCAATAAGTTTTTATAAACGATGATAAACAACACCCATTTCTGGTGAATAAGGGATACCCTTCAAAATTTTTCCCTGGAATTTTTAAGTTTAGAATTAAAGTGTTTTTAATATGAAGTGTATGTATCGGGTTCGTATTTATGAGAAATTCCTATATGGTTTGGGTGAAGAGAATACGATATTAAAGGGAGAGTTATTCTATAGTGATTATCAGAAGTTATTTAATTATTTACGTTTAAATTTATATGAACGTAAGGATGGTAAGTAATTAATAGATGTGGGTGACAGTGAATTGTGGGAGAAGGATTATAGTTATCAGGTGAGAGTAAATAAGAGGATTGTTGAGGGTTAGAGATGTCTTCTTCAAATAAGGTTTTTTCAGAATAACATATGGTATGTTATTTTAGAATATTCTATGTTATACTATGAGGATGGTTTTCTTCAAATGGGTTTCATCAGAAACAACACCCATTTCTGGTAAAAGGGGTTAGATGTCAAAAAAATTTTTGAAAAATTTTTCTATTTCAAATATTTTGTTTATATTTGTATTATAAATTAAATACTATGAATGTATATCATGTTACACCCTCTACAGATGGGGTTGAGATTGTTAGATTGGTTTCATTATATGTTGATGAGAAAAATCGTTTAAGTGTTATTGAAAAGGATGGTATTGAATGTATGACTGGTGGTATTATGATTCCCATAACCCCCAGAATTAAGGTTGTGTTGGATTCCATTCCTAAAGAGGAACATTATGAGTTTCTTAAGGATCTAAGGAATACCCATTGGGATTCTTCCGTTGGCGTTTATCACAGTATTTAATATATTCTATATGGTAAATGAAAATTTTATTAGGAAAGTTGCGCCTTTAAACAAATTTGTTATTGATGTATTTGTCGTGTATGGTGATAGTTTTCGTATTGAGTTTTATGATGGTGATTGCATCGATACGAGTGGTAAAACACAAAGGGTGGTATATGAATTATCGTTTGGTGGTAAGAGGTATGGTAAATATTATTTTATATATATATATATGAATTTTATTAATGATGTATATGCAATAATATATAACCACTATGTTAACTATATGGTTACAGATAAAGAGGAGGTTGGTTATATATGGGATATTATTGTGTCGGAATATAATCTAATAATTGAAAATAAGGTTAAAGATTATTTGGGGAAGATTGATCACCATTTGTTATATTTTCCCACGTATAGGAGTTATGTGAATAGATTGTTAACTGTTAATTTACGTAATGGTTCATTTAGTGGTTATAATACAATAAAAACGTGTCATTCCGTTCCCTCTAAGTATTCTGACAAACCGAGACATGAACTTATTTTTATTGATCATGTAATTTATTAATCTTTTGTATGACCGAATTGTCCGAATCACCCCGACCCCTCTTGAAGAGAGTTTTTTATATTATTGATATATTTATATAATAAAAGAAATTATGAAAAGAAGGTTAGACGAAAGAAGGGGATATACAATAGGTGAACTTAGAAGAATGTCTATATCCGTATTAAAATCATTGGGGATCGAAATGACAGAAACCAATATTCTATTAATGATGGATAAATTTGTTGATGTTATTGGTTTAACTAAGTCTGGTGTTGTTATGAGAGATATGGGTAGTATTGATAAGGATACTAAGTATTATAAGTTAACTGAATCTGATTTACGTAGAATAGTTAAAAGAGTGATTGGTGGAAAATAAAACGAGTGATGAGGTAATATCTCATTATTTTCGTATTATCTACTACCACCAAAGTATTCCACACCATGACCCTCATTAATCAATGTCTTTTGTAGTGAAGTTTCACCTAATGTAGTAACAAAAATTTCACCTAGACATCTACCATATTTATCTACACCAAATGATTTTAAAATAATTTCATTATTGTTTTCGTTTAGAATGTCAATGACCCTTTGTTTGGCGAGTAAACCTTTTTTCTTTTCTTCTAAATCTTTGGTTCTACTTTCGTGTGTATCAATACCATAAAAACGGATTCTTACTTTTTTCCATATGTCAAATCCTAAATCTACCAAGTCGTCAATGGTATCCCCATCAACAACACGTTCTACTTTTGCGTTATAAGTGTACATAATTTGAATTTTTATTGATTTTCATATATTTATTAATAAATATCCACAATGGGAAGAATTGAAAAACAAAAAAGATTAATTATTGAACTATCAAATAAACGTTTGTTGGGTGAGTCTATAGTTAATATGGAAAAAGTAATAAAAGATATGAAATATAAATTTGGTTATGATGATTTATCTTCCGACATTGTAAATGAGTTTGAGAGACATATGGGTGGTGATTTAATTAATCAACTAACGACAAATGAATATACTGATTTATTTTCGGATTGGGTGTCGTCCAAAGGACAAACTCCAAATTACGGAAACTACAACTCAATGGTGAGTGAGTAGAATAATAGAATGAAATAAAAATAAATATGAAAATAAGAATTACAGAATCACAATATAATAAAATTTTAACTGAGTCATATTATGATTCGAATAAATTATACACTAAACAATATATAGAGAATGTAACTATGAAGGCGCCTATGAATATTAAAAATATTGTTAGAAGTTTAGAGGTTATTGATTGTATAGATAAAAATGGTAATATGTCACAATGTGTTATGATACCTGAAGTATTATATATGTATGTTAGTGGTAGATATTAAACATAAAAAAAAATGGGAAGAATTGAAAAACAAAAGAGATTGATGATTGAACAATCGAACAGACGGTTGTTGAATGAACAGAATGAAAAATTAACTCAAGGTTATATTAACAAAATGACTAAATCTATACAAGGTTTAATACCGTATATGGTAAAATCTGGTGATGATATTGATGGTATAATAAAAAAATCTAAAGAAAAAGATGGTTTACATTTTTTACCTTTTAATAAAGAATTAAATACACACATTATTGATCCGGATAAGATTTATTCCGGAGATGTTTTATTTTTTATGACCGACCACACAAGTAGTATGGGTAAAATGGGGTCTTAAATATTTTTTTTATTGCCCACACATTGAAACTCTGGATTATCTGTCCAGAGTTTTTTGTTTGTACCGGTAATTAACATGTGACAATTATGTTTCTTTCCCCATTTTTTAGAATGGTTAACTATTGAGTCATTGTTTTTGTTTCTAACAATCCAAGGACATTCTTTACAACATTTCTCCATCAGATTTTTTTTAATCTACAACACCATTACTATAGAACATATTAAACTTAGTACTTTCATCTAAAGATTTGTACCAATTTATATATTCAGTGTGTAATGTTTCATCTTCAAATTCACAATGACTTCCGTTACAATATCTTAGACTATTATTCTCCTTATCAAACCTTTTGAATATCTCTTCTTTATCCCCTTCCCAAGTTTCTATATTAGTAATAACAGACTTTGTATCTAAATATCTAAAACCCGTCTCTGTTACAACGGTTTCATTTTTTGGTGACCAACGTTCAATTTTTACTACCATATATTTTAACTATTTTGATATTACAAATTTACAAAAAATATATTAATTATACAAATGATAATTACTTTTTTGTGGGTTACGTATATTTATATTATAAAAAGGGTATTATTATGAAACGGAATTTAACTGAAGAAATATATAGAATGAGAAAACTAATGGGTTATGACTCTAAATCGGATAGAGAAAACATTACATCATTAGATAGATTAACAGAAGAAAAGATAGTCAAAAAATATTTTCTTAATGAACAAACGGAGGAATATGAAAAAGTAACACAGTTCAACGCAGGAATTAGAAACGCAAAAGATATTCAACGACAATTCGGAAATAATATTTTTTATAAGTCTTTAGGCGAACCACAACCATTAAAGGTTGACCCACCTAAAGTTGAGGCATTATATAAGGATAATATGGTTACTATTGACGGCGCCACAAATTCCGAACAATTAAAGGAACAGTTAGACATAGTTATTCAGAATTTACTCGATACCTCAGGGTTTGACGCTAAAAATGTGGTAATGTCTATTCAAGGCGCTGCAAATGATAAAGCACCTACTGAGACTGGTCCTGGTGGGATAAAATTGGATCACCCAGACTCACGACCATTTGGTGGTATAGATATCACTAAAAGTGAGAATTATGATGCAGGAAACCAATACTTAGCGGAGAAGAGAGCTGAGTCAGTTGCCAAATATATTCAAGAAAAGATTCCGGGTATTACAATCAAAACAAGTGGTAAAGTAATGCCAGGAAAAACTGAGGAAGAGAAATTCATCCTCTTAAACGCAAAATATAAAGATGAAGCTCAATATCCTATAGAACAGGGTAAACCAAAAATAGAGTTTATTAATAATTTAGAAGTTAAATTGGCTAAAGACTTTGGTGTAGAGGGTGGTAGTATAACGCAAGACCCTACTCAAACATATTATCAAGGGAATAGAACAATTAAATTAACACCCGCCGGTGGTACAGAACCAATAGTACTTAGTTACTTTTGGGATGGCAGTACGGGTCAGAATCCTATTTCTGCCGGAGGTGTTCAAGGTGGTGTTGGTGGTGCTGAATTTAGACAAGGAGCATGGACAGACAACCCAACTGGGGCTTTTGAGACACAGGCTTTTAAAAACGTTAGTAGTAATGCCCACAGTAAAATTGTGACAGCTTTAACCACAAGTGGATATTTAAATAACCGTCAGGAAGGTGAAGATATTTTAACAATAATTATGGATGGTACAAAATTATCAGACGTTAGTGAAATTAACGATTTTGAGACATTCATTAGTAAGTTGGGTGTTGGCAATTCAAACTTCGATAGAGACTTAGCGGTTGATAATGGTGCATTTATGATCAATTATATAACCAAAATAGTAAGTGGTGGTAAGAAAAAGTCATAAAAAAAAGGGGTTATTTAACCCCTTTTTCTATTTTATATTCATCAGTATATTTACCCACGATAACTGTTATGTACATTCCAGATGATATCGGATTTTCTCTATAGTCGTGTAAGAAATCAATCACAACATAAATACAATCCCAATTAGAGTTCGTTAAATCATTCCAATGATCTGTTGAATTACTAAAAAGTTTAATAAAATGATCACTACATGAATTGAATGTTGCTGGATTATATGCCTGTGATATACTAATAACCCCAGTACCAATGTCTTCACTCAAATCTTCAATTTTAGTTCTATCAAGTAATCTTAATCTAGATATATGTGAAGGGTATTCTACCATACCTTCTACATCATCATCTTCCCAATGAGTTAATTTACCCAATTTTCTCATATAAAGGGCGTGGTGATCACCCGCCGGTGCCAATAAAGTATCAAACGCCAATGGTTTTTTACCCAACTTAACTCTTTCTTTATTCAATTTTTCAATGAATAATTGTTCACAATAAGAAGAAGACTTCTCACTTAAGTCTGGGATATAGTCAGTTGGTTTCTGAGAAATTCCATTGATAGACAAAAGAAGTGTAAGTGTTGCGATAATTAAATTTAAAGATTTCATAATTTATTTAGTTTTATTAATACGAATATAAGACAAAAAAATTAAACTGCCAAATTTTTTTACAAAAAAATAATTTTTTTTCTATCATATAATCATATTTATATAAATAAAGTGTTAAACATGAAGAATAAAATACAATCATTAAACGAACAGAGAGAAAGGATGAAGACACTCTATGAGTTTAATTTTAATTACGATAAAAAGTTATTGAATGAGGATGAAAATGAGAGAGAAACTTTTAAGTTTAAAGAAACCTTTCCCGATAATTTAGCGTACCCTATAAAACCAGGGGTTACATTCAATACGATAAACGATATAAAATTAAATGAGTTAACGCCTGAGTTTTATGACTTCATAACTAAACTTAATCTATCAATTAGTAAAGGGGCTAAAATAGACAACGTTCAAATACAAAGTGGTGCATCATCTGAGGGTGCCACCAATCAAATACCGACAGGATATTCACAAGAGTTAGTCAATAAATCTTATTATGATAATGGTAAGGTTACTTATGATAATAAAGTTATTGCCTTAAATAGAGGAAAGGCAATTAAAGGATTAATCGAAAAATTCGTAACACCACTTAAAGGTAAAATAAGTGACCCTAACCCTAATCTAAACGAAAAAGAAGTTAGAGTTACCATACCATCTGGTGTTTTATTTAACTTTAAAGAAAACCCTAAATTCAGTAGAGAATATAGAACACCTACTAAACAGTTTAGTGACGCTTCCGTAATAAAAGTTAATAAATGTGAGACACCGATTAAGGCGTCTGGTAGTGCAGGTATTCTACCTAATTATTTGGCAGATAGAATTGTCATTGATTTTGATGTGAATTACGCAGGTGAAATAATATTCAAGGGAGACTCATATGTTATACCTGACAGATTTGTCATTAAAAGAAATAAGTTAGGTGGTAAAGAAGATTTAATCAAAGATAGTGGTTACATTACTTCTTTATCTTCAGGTGATCCAGACTTTACATCTTTATCTAAACAAGTAAAAACAATTACCGGAATGGATTTACAAGGTGGAGTAAACGGTTTTACTCACACAATAAACAAAGAATCTGGTTACAATTATTTTATTGATATCTACGCACCGTTTGGTGGGACTTATTGGACGGCAAATTTGGAATGTTCTACGCAACCAGAACTAAAGACCCCCACACCTAAAAGTGAATTCAAAGATGGTGAGGGTCAAATATACTATGTTGATTTAAAGACTGGTAAACATTCAGATAAAAAAGAAGGTAATTTTCAAGAACTATCTCATGAAGGAGATTTCAAAAACGGTAAATTTTTTAGTGGTAGAAAATACGTTTATGATAATGATGGTATCTTAGAAAAGATAGAAGTATGGGAAAATGGTAAATTCGCTAGATTAGGGACAATAGAATAAATATAGGGAAACCTGATCCTCACCAATAAGACTAAAATGATTATTAAATTTTTCATAGTTATTTAATTTTTTATAACAAATATAAAAAAATATTTCATATGGCAAAAAAAAATCCCACAAAAATGAGATTTTTTTTAAATAGTCAATATATTTATATATAATAAAATAAAGTTATGGAGTACGAAGATGATTATGAATGGTATCCTGATCAAGGAATTTAAAAAAATATATTATGAAAATTAAAAAGAACGGAGAAATAATAAATCTAAGTGAATCAGATTTAAATAGAATTATAGAACATACTAAAAGATTAGACGAAGGACTAGGTAGAAGAATTATGTCTGGCTTTAAGGGTATTGGGGGTATGTTTAAAGGCACAGGATACGACTACACCAAATACGCTTACCAATTAAGTGGTGCAATAAACGAATTAAATGAGGAATTAGTAGAGACTAAGAAAGAGTTACAGAAGATAGTTGACAAATCTAATAGGTCTAAGATGACAAATGTTTCCTTCGATAGACTGAGTACACATATTGCAGATGCAATGGACGCTTATCAAATGGTTATCGATACAAATGAAATTATTATAGAAGATTTAGATGCTTCAGTTTCAAGTGAAAGGGGGGGTGATAGACCCTCTAATAACCCCGGAAACCAATTTACACAATAATCTCATAATAAAAGTATAAATCATTACCGTCGATACCTACGTATAGTTGCGTGTGTTTTTTTTTGTCTAACCTCTCTTTTGTTATTTCACTATCCTCCATTTTAAATCTAACTATTTCACCATTAATTCCTTTTATCTTATCCCATCTAATTTTACTATCATTAGGAACATAAGTAATCGGACTTTTTTTTTCTTTAACTTCTACCCTTTTCTTAGGTGTGGTTTTTTCTAATGACTCAGATTTAACTTTTTTTCTACTCATAATACAAATATATATACTTATTTAAAAAAAAACAATATTTATATAAATAAATGTGACTATTAAACAATGGAACAACAAGAATTTTTAGAAAAACTATTTAATACTTTAATCAAAAATCGTTTAAATTATAACCCCGTTACTAATATAGAAATTAATATATGTGACATTAACTCTCATATCGGAAAATGGAATGTAAATAAGGTACAACTTAAAAAGGACAGTTATCTGGGTACGGAGGTTAGAAAATGTTTAAGAAATTTATACGGTGTTACTGAAGATGAATCCGATACTTTGTGGGATATGATTAGAATCCATTTAAAGAAATTAATATTTGTGGAAAATGCGTATGAGGTTTTATATGATGATTATGTACAATATGAATCTGATCCTTATCGTATAAACGGTTACAAATTGAAAGATCTTAATGATTTTATTGATTTTATGGGTGAGATTTGGTACGGAGATTTTAAAAGTGATGTATACGGTGATGAAAAAATTAATTTCTTAGATATGTTGGATAAGAGTGAGTACGAATACATCCAAAGTGAGTTATTCGACTTAATAGAGTCTTCTTGGGAACCAAATGATGAATATAGAAGTATTAATGAAGATATTGAAAGGTATGATGAGGAGGAGAAAGAGTTTAACCCCCTTAATGATGATTTAGCAACAAAAGTACAATACGAAAAAGTTTTTAAGGCATTCGATAGTAATCCCGATAAAATATTTGACTTATTAAAAGTTTTTGATTTTCAAAATAATGAACAAGGTGAAAAATATGAAAAAGAATATAATTTTATCTATAAGTATTTAACAGAATATAATAATAGAACACCAAAATACATAAGAATAGTTTTCGATGCAGATGATTTATCAGGTATGTTTGTAGATGATAGGGATTATGACATACAAGATATGGTTAAAAACTATCTAAGTGGTGATTGGGATTATGATACTACTTGGGAATGTATGGATTTTGATTCTTGGTTGTTTGATAAAATAGATGAATCTAATATTAAAACACTTAAAGAACATTATTTAAAAGATTTAGAAGGTGAAGAATCAGAAGAAGACTTTAAGGAGTTTGTTGAAAATGAGTTTGGTAGTGATATTGGTTGCGCCGCCAGTGACGCACAATACAGCGCAGATATAGATTACTTACATTCTGATTTTGAAAATGGTATTGAGGATTATTTAAGTGGTTTTGGTGGTAAATTACAAAATAAAGTGAATAGTGATGGTAATCTTAATATGGGATTAGAATATGTCGCAGATTTAGAAATTGGAGAACTCACACAATCTCCTTTCTTTCAAGAGTCTCTTTTAGGTATTTTAGAAGATGATTATCCTGATAGTTTTTACGATATTTATAATAATATCATTGAATCAGAAAAGGAGGGTTACAGTTCAGAGTATAATTATTTTTTACCTGAAGATAAAATTAGTATTAATACAGATAAACATTTTAGATATGGTGGTGCGGGAAATATAGAATGGAATTATTTTAATGAAATATTATCAGACAAACTATCTTATTATTAATAAAATTTTATTATATTTGTATCATACGAGAACTAAAGTTAAAAAAATAATATGAATTCAAGACAAAAATTTATATCCACATTAATAGACTTCCTGAATAAAAGGTATGGTAAAATGTCCAACCCAAATAAAGACTTTAATCTTTTTAGTAATGTATTGGGGTACGCAACGGAAAAGGTTAGACCAGAATTAGTTAATATATACGATATAGAGTATCGTTCTGACTTATATTATGAGATTATTAATAAATTTGTTAGGGATAACTATGGTGACGGTAATAATGCATTACCTGGAGACAGAATACGTTTAATTAACATGCCTGATGATCCTAACCCAATAGAACCTAACACTACAGGTACTGTTACATCAATAGATACAATTAATATGTTCGATGAAGATCTTTTAAACGTTGATTGGGATAACGGTAGAATTTTAAATTTGATTGTGGGTATTGATGAATTTGAGGTTATTGATAAAGATGAACAAAATAATTTTAAACAATGAAAGATTTAATTAGGAAAATATTAAAAGAGGAGTTTACACACCCGAACCATCAAAAGTTTTTAGATGGTGTGGTTAATTCTTTATTAGAAACTATATATATTTCACCGTCAAATAACATGACTTCGTTTGGATCTGTTAGTGAGATGGAAGATATTGGTGTTTTTGATATCGATCTCGAAAGAATAAGACATGAAGATAAATATATAAAACAATTAGGGTGGGACTATCATTATGATCCTGAAGACGTATATGATGAAGGATATTATTTCAGAATAAATAACCCAAAACAACAATATAATTCAGATGAATTTTATTATGAAATTGTTTATGATTGGTTAGATACTTTGGTGGAAAAGGGGGTATTGGATTATAATGAAGATTTCGGAGATGCGGGTGAATGGGTTTTATTGGAAGATGATATTTTACTAAAAAGTAAATTGTTTATTTTTAATTGTACTGTATGGAGAACGTTATTAAAAGATGGATATGAATTATTTGGGTGTGAGAGTTCCGCTAACCGAATCTCAATTATGGGAAAACTTAATAGTGTTTACGACATTGATGACTCTTTTTCTATGGATTATGTAGTAAACGAATTTTTCAGAAAATTACCATATAAGTTAAAAGATATGGGTATTAAAATGATTATACCTTCAGATAATGAAACACTGAATGAAAGTATAGTTGGTGATTTTATTGAATTCGGAAAAAGGGAATTATCATTAGGTGATGGATTTAGAGTTAATTTAACTGATAATGGTGATGACATTGAGACATTGGCGAATTATGATATGATAGATGGTGAGATTAATGTCCTAACAAGAGATAGGGCAACTCCAGATATAATTAGATCCATTGCACATGAAATGGTACATCATAAACAAAATGAAAGAGGTGATTTAAGAGGTAATCCTGATGAGGGTGAAGATGGGTCACCTTGGGAAGATGAGGCGAACGCAAAGGCGGGTGAGTTACTTAGGGTTTTTGGGAAACAATATCCTGAGATTTATGATATATAAACTTTATCCCCAATAGAGATATTATTTGATTTACTGAAACCATCATTTACTTCTAAATTACCATTTGATTCTACGGAAGAGTATATTGTTGTTTCATCTTGCGCTTTCGCCCTTTTAATGTCAACAATCTGATTATTATTTATGAAAATCATCTCAATTGGGAAATTAACATTTTTCATCCAAAACCCACCATCAACATAATCGTAAAACATTCCACAATTATCACAAAGATTATCTCTATACATTAAACCTGTCATTTTCTCTTCGTCTGTAGTTGGAACTTCACAATTTACTACGATTTCTTCACCATCAGAGTTTGTTATTGTCAAAACACAACTTTCTTTAAATGGTACCGATACAGTTTCTAATAATAAATCCAATAGTTTCATAATAATAAATATTGACTTTTTAATAAAAGATAGTTATACTTATAATATAAAAATTTTAATTATGCCAAAAAGTAGACATAGAAAAAATCAAAAACAAAAATCTAAGGCTAGGACAGAAAGAATTGAATCTGATCAAAGAAGAGTACAAAAAATATTTCAAAAAGAGTTTATGAAAGAGATAGAAAAACTCAAAGATAGACAACTTGATATCGAAGAAGTAGAAGTAATAGAAGAAACTGATAACTAATATCAGTTTTTTTATAATATACACCCGAAAAACCCATCCATTTTTAGTATTTGGGTAGATTGAGTAGAATGATTTGAACGGTAGATAATAGATATGTAATCGTTTGGGTCTAAATTAAATAACATTTTAAAAAAATTAAAGAAAAATGAATAACGAACAAAAAGGACAACTTTATCATTCATTATTGTTACAACATGATAAATTAGATGGACAAATTGCAGATATTAAATCTGAATCTGCTGGTATGGAACTTAACGAAACTCAAAAAGCGAAGTTAGATTTGTTAGAACAACAAAAAAATGATTTAGTTAGGAAGGCAATTAGTTTAATGAACAGTTAATTTATTTACTTTTTTAACCTTATTAGTACGAGTATAGATGACATTCCCCCAACCCCTAAAGAGGGTTGGGGGTTTTCGATTTATAGTAAAAACGTTAATATTTTTTTGATTTTTTTAACATTTCTTTTAAAATATGAGGTTTTACCTTATAACCTTTATCGATATTCTCTTTGTAATGAAGGAATTGTAAATTTTTAATATTACCAATCAATTCTGGTGAAATATTATTATGATACCCAACTGAAATGCTACAAATATGATCTAAATGATAGTTTTTCCACCCTCTTTTGTCAGAATTCTCTAAATTATAGTATGGTTGTAGTTCCGTAACCTCCCAAACCATCGCATAATACAATTTTTTTTCTAAATCCTTAATATTTTTGATTTTTTGTTTGATTTTTGGGTATTTTTTTGTAATTTTACGTATTTGATACCTAATTTTATCTTTAATTTTTTCAGATGAAGACTTTCTTCGGTATTTTTTATTATATTTTAATGGTTTTTTCATATATTTATTATAAAATAATATATTTATAAATATGAAAATTATAATTACTGAAAATCAATTAAAAAGATTAATAATTGAAAGTGACAATAGAAGTGATGGCACTAAATTAATCGCCAGTCAAAATTTTTGGGATTGGTTAAGGTGGCATGAGGGTAGTCCAACCAAAAAAGGAGATCCGTTATTAAAGGCATACAAAGATACCGTAGGCGTTTGGACTATTGGTTATGGACATACAGGTGAAGAAGCGTATGAGGGTAACGTAATATCTAAAAGTAAGGCAAATGATCTATTTATTAAGGACGTGAATGAGGCCGCAAAATGTGTAAAAACATTTTTAAATTCTTGGAAGGAAACAAATCATGAGGGATATAAACTTAAACTGAATGAATATGAGGCACTCATTTCATTAGTTATTAATAGTGGGTGTGAGGGAGTGAGAACATCTGATTTCATTCAAAAACTTAAAAAAGGTAACTATGATGATGCAGCAGAACTAATTAAAACCTATAGATCAAAAGGATTAAAAAATAGGCGTAATGTAGAATATGAATTATTCAAAAACTCACAATACATTAAGGATTGAATTTTTTATTAAAAACAATATATTTATATAATAAAAACTAAATTATGAAATACATTATATCTGAAAATCAATATAAGATATTACTTAAAGAAGATAGGGTAGAATTCTTAAGAAATCAAAATGTAATTGATCCAGAAACATTAGACCAAGCGGTAGAGGGTGAAAATGAAAGAGAAGATGAAAGAGAACCGGGAGGTGGTAGAAATAGAAGAATTAACGTTAAACCTATCGAAAATCATGAGGGTATCGATATCGCATATATTGTTACTAGTAGAAATGGTAAACAATCAATAAAATTATCGCCAGAAATATTTCAAGACATTGTAGATGCCGACCCATCGAACAATAAACAATATGTTCAGTGGATGATTAAAGTGTTTATGAATCATATTAACGAAAATGATTTCGAACAAGCGGTTAGATTTTTAGCGGAAGATTTACCTGAAGCGAATGAATTTTTAGGTGTTTTCGATAAAGTTAAAAGTAAAAAAGTATTTAAAAGAAGTGCACCTAATAGACCTAACGCACCTCAAAATGTGACAGACATCAACCAATACAGCGATCTAGCACACCTATATAGTGTAGTGAGTCCCTTTGTTGGTGCCGAAGATGAAGACGAAGATGGGGAAAGTAAGATTTGGAAAAGTTTGAAAAAATTCGTTGACTTAGGTGAGGCAAGACTAGCATATCGAGATAATGACGTATTAGTATATACACCATTAACAAGGGATTCGAGTTGTGAACCTTTAGGTGGTTTAGCCTCTTGGTGTACTAGAAGAGAAGGTAACAGTTATTTTGATAGTTATAGAAGAAATAACCCAAAACCTGATGGGTCACTTTCCGATTATTATGTAATTATGCCTAAAAAACTTTTCGATGGTGATGATGAAGGTGGTTTATATCCACTACAATTCCATTTTGAATCTAATCAAATACACGATAAAAATAACTCATCTATAGAAAACAGCAGTAAGTTAGATAGTGTTTTAAATAGATTTTCAGGACTTAGGGATTTCTTTAAGAAAGAATTGGGTGCGTTAGTAGAGATGGACGTAAGAAAAGGATCGGGACTTATGGAGAGTTCATATATTAAATATTTAAATAAGTTTGGTGGATCCGCGAAAGAACACATAAGCGGTGAAGCGTATGAAGAAGGTGTTAAGAATATTAAGAAATTAGCGTCAGAACAAACTGTACCATTAAAACAAAACAAATACTTAAATTGGTTATTAGATAATGTTGATGATGTCGATGTTACAGAGTATTTAGATAAGGATACTGTTGAGATGGTAGACTTTTCTGATATGAAGATTAAAACTCTACCAGACTTATCAGGATTCAAAAAACTAAGTCATTTAGCAGCCATAAATTGTGGCCTTGATAAATTCCCACCTGCGGATTACTTACCATTGGACACATTGGTAATGCTTTCATTAAGTAATAATAATATTGTGGAAATACCTGGTGAGGGATATGAAAAATTAAAAACTGTATTTGGAATATCTGCAGGTGGTAACCCGATTAAAAAAGTTAACAACGAAACATTAAAGAAAATGTGTACTAAAGAAGGTGCTACCATCGTTAGACTTTCTTTCGACACTAATGGTTTAGAAGGTGAAAATAAAGAAGAATTCTACAAGATGAAAGATGAGTTCTGTCAGGGGATAATGTGGTCAATATAACAATAGATTAAAATAACAATAGAGTAAAAATAAATAAAATGAATAAAGGTAAAAAAACAATCAGACTTACGGAATCAGAAATGGTTGAGATGATCGAAAGAATCGTTAATGAAGTAAAAAGAGAAAAAAGAAATCAAATTTCTGAGTCACGTAGAAGATATAATAGAAAATAGATATTATTATGGTAAAAGGTAATATTGGAAATCTTAATGAATAATCAACTACTGTCGCAGATGTTACCGATTTAGGGCTTATATTAAACACCATCTCTACGATTGAGTAGAGGTGGTGTTTATGAACTAAATACTAAATTTTTCATATTTATTTGTTTTATAATACGAATAAAAAACAAATAATTTAAACTGCCAAATTTTTTAAGAGATTTTTATCACAATTTCTTCTTTTGCCTTAGAATAACTCACTTTAATAGTTTGACCTTCTTCTACTCTACCACTTAAAATTTCTTCAGAGACAGGATCCTCAATATGTTTTTGTATTGCCCTATTCAATGGTCTTGCCCCATATTCTTCATCGTATCCGACATCCACTAAATGATCTTTCGCAGTTTTATTTATTTGTAGTGTATAACCTATTTCAGATACCCTTTTCACTAATTTAACAATTTCTAAGTCAACAATCTTACCGATTTGTTCCTTAGTTAATGATTTAAATATAATAACATCATCTAATCTATTTAGGAACTCAGGTGGAAATTGTTTTTTAAGTTCATCAGTTAACATACTCTCTTTAATGTCATCTCGTTTCTCCAATTTAGATTTAGTACCAAAACCAACGCCCGTACCAAAGTCTCGTAGTTTCTTAACACCAACATTAGATGTCATTATAACCATACAGTTTTTAAAGTTAACTTTTCTTCCTGACGAATCCGTTAAATGTCCATCATCTAATAATTGTAATAGGATATTGTATATTTCTTTATGTGCCTTTTCAATCTCATCAAATAGTACAATAGAATACGGTTTTCTCCTAACTTTCTCAGTGAGTTGCCCACCATCTTCATGTCCAACGTAACCCGGAGGAGAACCTATTAATCTAGAGATAGAATGTTTTTCCTGAAATTCAGACATATCTAATCTAATTAATGAATCTTCATCACCGAACATATGCTCCGCCAATTTTTTCGCAATATGAGTTTTACCCACCCCACTATTTCCAATAAACATGAAAGTTCCTACTGGTTTTTTAGGGTTCCTGATCCCAACTCGATTTCTTCTTAATGATTTGGCAATCTTTTCTAACGCTACTTCTTGACCGATAACTTGTTTACCCATCTCTTTTTCCATCTCTAACATCCTCTTACCTTGATCACCACTAATTCTTTTTAATGGTATTCCCGTCATAGATGCAACCACTTCATTAACGTCTTCAGGGGTTATTATTTTTTTATCTTTACTTAAACTATCTACCCACTTTACCTTTTCACCATCCAACCTTTCGTTGATTATTCTCTCTTCGTCTCTTAATCTCGCCGCCTCTTCGTATTTTTGTTTCTTAACAACTTCACTCTTTTTATTTTTTAACTCTAAAATTTTATCTTCTAAATCATTAATTGCCTTTGGGACTTTAACGTTAATCTGACTTCTAGATCCAACCTCATCCATAATGTCAATCGCTTTATCGGGAAATTCTCTGTCTGTGATATATCTATCCGACATCTTAACACATTGTTCGATTGTCTCTGTTGGGTAAAATACTTTATGGTAAGTTTCATACGAATCTTTAATTTTCATTAAGATTTTTATCGTATCTTCTACTGAAGGTGGGTCAATAATTACTTGTTGGAATCTTCTCGCTAAGGCACCATCCTTCTCTATATTTTCTCTAAATTCATCTAATGTGGTTGCACCAATCAATTGTAAGTCACCTCTCGCCAACGCTGGTTTTAATACATTCGCAGCGTCCATAGATCCACTTGTGTTACCTGCACCTACTATAGTGTGAACTTCATCTATAAATAATATCACATTATCTACACCCATAAGTTCATCAACAACACCTTTAATCCTTTCTTCGAACTGTCCTCTATATTTTGTACCCGCAACTAATGAAGTTAAGTCTAATGAAACAATTCTTTTATCTAACAACGTTCTAGGTGCGTCACCTTGTACAATTTTTAACGCCAACCCCTCTACTATTGTGGTTTTACCAGTATTATGACTAATTATCCCGTTCGAGACGTATCTATGGTTATTATCTTTAACCTCAAAATCATACGTATCATGAACCCCTATGTCCGTTTTAGATACAACCTCAACCATACCATCAATAGTGTTAACAAAATCACCAATTTCTACTAAACCTAATGGTAACCATGTAGCACCATCTAATTTCTTAACCCTACCATCCTCAATATCAACCATTAAATAGTGATCCTCAGATGCTTCCAAAAACATACCGTTAGATAATTCAACCCTAAAACATTTTTTATCTTTTTTAGTTATTAAAGAACCCAGACTACTAAAACCTTCATCAGTTTCTATTTGGTAGGTACCACCTTCGTCTTTTACCATGTTAAAGAAATCCGTAACTGACATCTCAACAACATCATCGATTTCCATACTTTTTTTATTTTCCTTTGTTTCCATACTCTTTATTTAATTTTTTAATAATTTCACTAACTGAGGTATCATAAATAACATTATAACCATTGTCTTTAAAAAAGACAATCTTATCACCCATTTTACGTGAATATTCGTCTAACATTTTATTATCAACATAACCAACATTTTTAATTAATCCAAAATATTCGATATATGTGTCGTATTTAGTAAGGTAGAAATCGTACCTATATTTTTTACCATCTGGGTACCACTCATCATGTTTGAAGTCTATATTGATATGTCAGATATTTTCTTAACCTTGATTTTAGTATCACCTAATACACAACCCGGATCACCAATAATAATAGGATTATTCTTTTTCTTTCTCGCCAATATTTGGGCAACTCTTTGAATTGACTCGTCCCTACCAATTACCGGATCAATCTTACCTTCGGACGCTCTTTTAGTAACATCGATAGAAAAATTATCTAATATAGGTGTTTCATTAGACTTACTACTTTTTAATTTATTTTTACTTTCTCTACTTTTATTTTCATCTTCATTTTCCATAGGTTCTATCGCACTTACAATGTTATCTTTATAATTTTTATAAGAAATCTTCGCACTTTTTAACATTGAGGACATATTAGTTTTTACTTTAAGTGTTGCCAAAAGAATGTGTTGGGTGTCCAAGTATTCATCGTTTAATTTATCACACTCTATTTCCGCACCCTTTAAAATGTTTTCTGTCATTTCTTCCAATGGGAAATCTTTATTATTAATTTTCACATTATCATAATCCTCTTCTCTTAACAAAGACTTCTCTATAGTTTTATGTAAATTATCCACATCAACACCCATATTAATTAATGTCTTTATCGCATTATTATTATAGTCGTTTATTAATGATATTATTATATGTTCAATTCTAACCTCATAATCACCATAAAATTTCGCCTGTTTTATGGACATATTTATAATCCTCTTAACTTTAGGTAATACTTTTTTCATTTTAAATTTGTTTTTTTAATTAAATATCATTATCTTTGTTTCAAAGTTAACTATAAAATCATGAAAAGTCAATACAAATTACAATTAGGTGATACAAAAATCGTTCTAAAAGAAATGATCGATAACGGTGAAAAGGTTGATATGATATTCACTTCTCCCCCTTATTTTTCAATGAGAAAGAATTATAGTGGAAATGATGATGGGGAAATCGGATCCATTCACGTTGACGATTACGCAGATTGGTTGTTAGAATTCACTGAATTGTTTTTACAGGTTCTTAAACCTGATGGTAGTTTTTTCTTAAATATTAACGATAAAATTGATAAGGGTGTTGTTCATCCTGTTTTAGATGAGTTAAGATATAAGATGAGGAAACAAGGTTGGTATATGGTTGCGAAACCATATATTTGGTTTAAAAAGAACGCAATACCCACAAACTGTAAATATAGGGCAATCGATAGATACGAATATGTTTTCCATTTTAGCAATTCAAACAAACCCAAATTTAGGGCTGACAATTGTAGGACAGAACATTCTGATGTCACTAAAAAAAGGTTTGAGAAACCTGTTACCACAATTAACTCTAGAGATGGTGTTTATGATTCACAAATGAAGGAGTTAAATGAAAAGGGATCGTTACCACATAATGTTGTTATCGCTGCGGCGGAATCTAATCCGGGTATTTTACACCCTGCACCGTTTACGGTTGAATTGGCAGAGTGGTTTGTTAAGATTGGTAGTGATGAGAATGATGTCGTTTTAGATCCATTCGCAGGTTCATCTACAACGGGAGTGGCATCACTAAAGAATAACAGAAAGTTCATTGGTATTGATTTGGTTGAGTTCAATATTAACTTCGGTAGAAAGAGAATGGATCATTACTTAGAAACTGGTGAGACATATATACCTAAAAAAGAATTAGAAGAAAAGGATATAGATGTCAATTATTACAAAATTAAAGGTAAACATATAAACAATCCATGACAAATTGTCACATTTTAGTCGTTGGTATAACGTTTGTCTTGAACGTTTGTAAACATAATAACAATGAAAAATAAAATTAATAATGAGTACAAATTTTTTTAAGTTAATCGAAGAGTTCGAAACGATGTTAGTTAAAAATTCTTCCCCCAATTATAATCTTAAAGGTAGATTAAATAGTGGTGGTAAAATATTAGGCTTTAGTACTAATATTCCCTCAACTAATATTTTTGAGGACGAATGGGGATATAGGTACGAAATCATTACACCTGGATTATCTAAAGGGAATCTTTCTATTGAAATTAATGGTGAAACATTATCATTTAAAGGTGAACATAAATTAGAAAAAACAGAAAACGGTGATTATATATCTAAAGAGTATCGCTATAATAATTTTCATAGAACTTTTGATATCCCTACAAATGTTGTCAGTGAAGAAATTTACGCAAAAACAGAAAACGGTATAACGACAATTTACTTACCAAAAGAAAAACTAAGTAAAACAAAGTCCTATAATAGAAAGGTAACTATAGATTAAGTACATATCTACTACATTTAAATGATTCATGACTTTACAAGTTGTGGATTTTTTTTATATTTATATTTGTTTAAATAATAAATTTTTTATATCTTTGTATTATGATACCAAGTGCACCAACATTTAGAAAAATAGTTTTATTACTTAAAGACGAAGAAGGTAAACCTACAGACAGAATAGTATATGAAGATTCTGCAATGGTAATAACAGGTAATTATGTTTTAATTACTGAAGAGACAAGAGTTTCCATAAGTGAACCTTCTGAAATTAAGGGAGATGTTTATGAACTTAAAAATATACATTCATATAAACTTTTAAAAGATTAATTATGGTTTTATTAAAACATGAAGAAAACGGTTCGATAGAGTGTCTTTATGACTCTTCTAATATTTTAGGGTCTAAGTATGTCGTTAATGAAAAAAAATTGGCACTTATTTTTAACTCTGGTAGACAGTATATCTATGAGGGAGTTACCTTTACTGATTATAGTAAGTTTGAGGGGGGTAAAAGTCAGGGTAAGGTATTACACACAGTTATTAAAAAATATTCGTATTCACAATCAAGTGATATAGTAGACGTACAACCAATAGTGGAACAAATAAATGAAATAAAAAAGACGTTATGATTAAGAGTTATCAGATAAAAAAGATTATGAATAAAGGTGGTAAACCACAACACGTTATTTTACTGGATTCGAATGGTGAGGTTTATGAGACATCGTGTTTTGGTGTGGTAACGAAATTATGTGAACTATTAAATACCAACACAGATAGGGGTTGGAGATATGAAATTATTACTATAGGTAGTAAATAGAAACGGGCGTTTCATAAATAACAAATAACAAATAAAAATTAAAAACAAATAGTTATGGAAAAATTATCATTCGCTTTGGGTGTTGCTTCTGTATTGGTTGTGCTTATGGGTATAGTCATTACTTGGGTTACACTTAAGGTTATAAAGTTAATTAAAATTAACAAAAACTTAGAAAGTTACATATCTGAAACAGATAGAAGTATACATAATAGAATAGACAGAACAGAACACAATTATTCTGGTGAAATAAAAGAAATATATGACACATTCCACAGACGGATTGATGACTCATATAGAAATATTGACCAAACGGTTGAACGATCCCATTCACATACGGTTGAGTTACATAATGAGGCTATAAGATATATAGACTCTAGAATAGACAAGTTACTCAATAATCCTAAATTTTGTTTAAACAAAGAAAAGGAATTATTGACGGATTAAAATAAGAATACGCCCGTTTCTTATTTTTAAGATATTTATCCATATATTAATATATTTATTAAAAAAAGATTTATGGATATTATAAAAATTACTGAACAAGATATCAATGATATCATCCAAAAAGAAAACATTGACTTCTCTTCATTTGAAGTGAGATCCACACTTAACCCAAAAATATTCGATAAAGAACAACATATGTATGAGGATATTAGAAGGAGACTTCTTATGATTGCAGATGATTTCTTTGAAACATTAAATGTAAGTTGGGTAGACATAAATGACATTATTTTAACTGGTAGTTTGGCGAACTTTAATTGGTCAAAATTTTCAGATGTAGACTTACATATATTAGTAGATTTTGGTGAAGTTGACGAAAACGAAGAGTTAGTTAAAGAATATTTCAACTCCAAAAAGAATTTATGGAATGAAAAACACGACATAACTATTAAAGGTTATGATGTGGAATTATATATGCAAGATACTGAAGAACCACACGTTTCTAGTGGTGTATATTCTATTCTATGGGATGGATGGGTAGTACAACCTGACTCAACTAAAAAAGAAATAGACGCAAAAAAAGTAGAACAAAAAGTTAATAATATTATAGACACAATACATGATGTCTATTATATGTATAAAAATGAGGAATACGATAAAACTATCAGAATGATTAAAAACCTAAAAGAAAAAATCAAAAAAATGAGACAAACTGGTTTAGATCGTGAAGGTGAGTATTCGTTTGAGAATATCGCATTTAAAGTATTAAGGAGAACCATGTATTTAGATAAATTAAGTGAAATTGAGAATAGTTCATATGATAAATCTTTAACATTAGATGAGTCTATGTTAAGAATTAAAACATTATAAAAATTAATTTGCGTTTTTTTATGAAAAATGCAATATTTATTTAATAAAAGATAATTATGGGAACATATTTAACGGGAACTTATTCCGTATTACATACATCAGGTACTACAGACTTCACTAATTTTGTATATAGTGCAGTTTATTTCAACTCTGGATCAACATACACTATTAATGGTACTAATGTTATTGGGGTCGCAGGTAAAACATTAGACATTATAGTACAAGTGGATGGCACAACACTAAGTACAGGATACCTATTATTAGGTAATTCAATTCCACCACAAACAAAAATTAATACAGGTTTAATTACTGCAACTGGTGGTACAGAACAATATCAATTTGTAAACATTAAAACCGGTTTACCAACTAACGGATAAAATGAAATAAAAACATAAAAATGAGAAAAAACGTAAATCCAAAAACATTAAAAGGTCAAGACAAACTTAATAGGATGTTAGATCTTATGGGGAAAATGAATACTTTAAATGAAAGTAAATCATATTCTGAATTAGAATTAATCAAAAAAGGACCTAATGACGTTGTTTATGGTATCATTAGAGAAAATCACGATTACTTTATTAAAACTTCAAATAAAACTTCAGGACGATTCTTATCAGAAGACTTTAGTTATGTCGGAGGACTACAAAACAAATATGATGAAAGATATAAGTCATATGCGGAAGCAATCAAACACTTAAATATGAAGTTTGATATGTTGAATGAGTCTTATGGTATCGAAAACAATACTAATATTTTTGAGTCTGACGGTGTTGCCTTTGGTGGTGGGGTAGGTTTTGGATTTGTTATGGAAGAAGATGAAGAAGATCAAACTGAAGGAGAAAAAGAAATTATATCTGACGCAGATTTAGAAGAACAAAAGAAAGTTCTTAAGGTTAATACCCCTAAAGTAGAAGCACCTGTGGAAGATGAGGTAGAAGATGAGACTGAAGTTAATGTTGATATGGGAGGAGACATCGCAGATGTTGATTTCGGTGAAGAAGAAACTGAAGAGGATATGGGTGATGAAGAAGGTGATGATAACACTAAAAAGATACAAAAATATACCGGTAAAATCGGACAGTTGTTAAGAGATATGGATGTAGCGGATTCTGACTTAGAAAAATATGTAATTAATTCAATTATCTCAGCGATGCATTTAGATGAAATGGATGAAGGAGATAAAGAAGATATTATTGCAAAATTAGAAGGTGGAGAAGACGAAGAAGTTTCAGACGAGTTCGATAAGGGAGGTGATGAAGAAGTAGATGAGTTCGATATGGGTTCCACTGAAAAAACACCGGAAGAAAGTGGTGATGAACTATCTGAAGGTGAGGACAAAGAAGATGGTGATGATAAAAAAGAAGTTCTTAACATCACAGAAAAACAAATGGATATGTTACACAAAAAAGGTATCTGTGAATGTGATGATAAGTGTTTAGTATATAGAGAATCAGGTGTTGAAGATTCAATATTGTTAGATAAAATTGCCGAAACTGATAAAGAATGTATATTCATTTCTAAAAAACAAATGGATATGTTACACGAAAAAGGTATCTGCAAATGTGGTGATGTTACACTAAAATATAAAGAAGGTAAAAAAGAAAAAAACGAAGGTAGAGTTTTTTCTAAAAAACAATTAATGGAATCTTTCTTAAGAAGAGAAACTAAAAAAACACTTAGAAACGTTATTAAAGAAAGAAGAGAACTTTGTGAACAATGTGGTAGTAGAATGAACGAAGGTATGTGTATGAAATGTGAACTTAGCGAAAGTGAAATGGTATACGAAAAACTTGCCGGTAAACAAAGAAATTTAGATAAAAACAATAATGGTAGAATCGATGCGGAAGACTTCAAAATGTTACGTAAAGGAAGAAAAGATAGTAGACGTAATATAGATGAAGAAGATATGTCTGTAATGGACGCAATTGCAACTGGTCAAGGTTACTTATCCACCACAGGTGATTTAGACAGAGACTTCGATGGTATCCCTAATCGTTTAGATATGGATAACAACGATGATGGTAAATTAGATTTTGAGATGGGTAAAGGTGATGACTTCATTGACTTAGATATCAATTTCTTAAGAAATAATAATCCAGGAACTAAAGAAAGGGAAAGAACTATAACTAGACCAACAACTACCCCAGGAAAAGGTGATAAGTGGAGAACTACTAAGCGACCTAAAGTTGATCCTAGACCTAAAGCACAAATGGATAACGATGAAGACTTCATTGACTTAGATATCGATTTCTTAAGAAATGATAGTCCGGGAACTAAAGAAAAGGAAAGAACTATAACTACACCAACAACTAGACCAGGAAAAGGTGATAAGTGGAGAACTATTAAACGTCCTAAAGTTGATCCTAGACCTAAGGCAGAAAACCCAAATATGGATAAACCAAAACCTTCTTACAGAAGAAGAGGTATGTTTAGATAATGAAACTAGTATATATAAATAAAATAGGTCAAAACTGGAAGGGGAATTACATTTATGAATTCCTCTTTTCAGATATTTTAGATGATATAGATGGTGAAGGATGGGACTCGTACCCATCATCTGGTAATCCAGAACCACCAGAAGGGAAATTAATAAAAAAGTCAGGTGTATTAAATACTGATTTAAAATTAGATTTAGTACAAGAGTCTGACTCATTTGCAATGTGGGACGCAGTTGATGGAATTGTTGCAATGGCTTGGGAAAATATGGAAGGATATGATGATTATCCCGAAAAAAGACTATATTTCTCTTTTGGTGAAGAAATTTCTTCGGTAGAAGATAAACTATATGAAAAAGATATGGTAATAATATATGAAAAGGAAACTATAAATACGTAAGTTATGGGAAAAAAAATTAGAATATATGAATCAGAGATTAGGAGAGCAACTAGACGTAAATTAATGGAACGTTATGTTGACGAGGACTATGAGATGAGAGATACTTATAGTAAAAAAGATTTTAAGCCAACACCAAAAGAAAGAGGTGTTGAGGATGTGTTTGGTAAGTATGGTGACGATATGGATCCTGCGGTTGTTAGATATATGAGAAAAAATCCCGATCACATTCTAAGAAGAATGGCGAAATTATACCCAGACATCTATATGAGACACATTCCATTACAATCTAACACAGAACTAGAAATGGGGGATGAAATGATAGGTGAGGAAACTCAAATGACTGTCTATGATGACCCAACAAAATTGGCATCTGATTTATCAAATGATAAAATTAAAAGGGATGATACTGTAGGTCTAAAAGACGCACAAGGTAACATAAGAACCGCAACATTTGGTGAATCAAAAAAAGACTTAATTAAAAAATTCATAAAAAGAAAGTAAGTTATGACAAAAGGGGAAATCATAAAAAAACTAATTTCAGAAAAATTTGCGTCAAAAGCACAACAAAGGTTCTTTTATGCTATGGCGGACAAAGATACTAAAAAAGGTAGAAAGTTTAAGAAGTGGGCAAAAGAATTTTCTGATGATACTGATTTTGAGGATATACCTGAAAAAGTTTCTGAGGATAAAAAAGAAACTAAAAACCCAAAAATGAAAAAAAGGGATTTAGTAGAATACATTAATTCTAAAGTTAAGATTAATGAATCTCCATATAATGAAAGTGGTGATCGTTTTTTCGTAATTAGGGAAATACCTTCATCTGATAGAACTAAAGTATTTAAATTTTTAGAGCACCTTAGAGAAAGTGGACTTATTAATATGTATGGTGCATCCCCATTATTAAATTGGGATAAAGATGATTTACATAGATGGTTATATGGAATGGGTAAGGATCCTGAAAGTTTAGAAGAAGAGATAGAAAATTTAGATTATTATGATGAAGATGAAGATGAGTATGATTCTACTGGTGATAAAAACATGTTAGAAAAACAATTAACACACATAAATTATCTTTTAGATAATAAACAAGAAATAAGAGATATTTTAATTAGGGCAGCTTTGGCTAGAATAGAAAATAGTGGAGGTAGTACCGACTTAATAAATGTACAGAGAGTATTTGGGAGAATGGCATCAGATTCTTTTAAAATGTGGACTAGTATTATGTATCCGATTTAAAAATAAAAAAATATGAAAAGAAAAAATATCATTAACGAAGTAACTAATAGAGTTATAAAAGAAAAATATAGACTTAACAAAATCGTTGAGGCAATTGAATATGATCCAGAACAACCAGAAAGGATGAATCCCGGATTAGAAAAAAGACTTAGAAGTGGTGAACATATCTTTGGTAAGAGTAAATCAATACCTGTTGGTTCGGAAGCACAAAATTATTCTGAAAAACTGGCAAGTAAAAGATTTAAAGAAATTATTAATAAAGTAAAGAGATATCATGGAGTCCAAAACATCAACCCTATGATGATGCAACAGATGTTTCAGATTATGGGCGAAGTTAGTCAAATTGAGTCCAGACATAAAGAAGCTTTAGAACAATTGGCAATTGATATAGTTTCCGAAGAATTTGACATTCCGGATCAAATGTTAGAGGCAACATTATCACCTCCCGGTACTGATTTAGGGTTTAATGATCAAGATGAAGAGGAAGAAGATGAACAAGACTATGGTTCAGAGTTTGAGACACCAAAAGCCCCAAAAAGTGCGGAGAGAATGGAAGAGTTAGAAATGGAGGTAGATAAAAGAAGAGTCATAAACGCTTTGATGCAAGGGGCATCTAAAAAAGGACACTATATTTTCCATATGGTTGCTGACGAATTAGATACTATTGACCCTAGACTTATGGGGTTATATGGTAAGCTAATGTCTTTAGCAGATTTCCAATATTGGGTGATTCCCGATACTACTATGACAGGACAAGCTGGAGGTGTAGAGAAGATTGAATGGAGAAAGGCTAAATCGCCTGAAGATTCTGACGAGGAAGAAGAAATGGATAAAGTTAATGTTGAGGAAGGAGACGAGATACCTGTAGTAGTAGCAAAGGCTTGGATATTCCCGCTTTTAGTACATGAACTTATTAAAGGTACATTAGAATTATCCGCAATCAATTGGGCGGACGGTCACTTAGATTTTGAAGAACAATCAGAAGTAATTAAAAAGGCAGATACACCAGAAGGTGAAATATGGGGGATGAGATTAGGTCCTGGTATGTGGGAGAAGTTCTTAGATTGTGTAGGATCTGAAAATTACGATATGAAACAATGGTTATTTCAAGAATTAACTAAATTGCCGGCAAAACAATTTCATGAATTTATGAAAGAAATTTTAAGTGGTAGCCAAAAGTGTAAAGAAGTAATCCAAACATTAAAAGACTTACACGCAGAAGATCCTTCAGATAGTTTAGAAGACATATTCGATGAAACAGGTTATGATGATATGGACGATATTATAGATAACTTAGATAATGAAACCGAAGAAGAACCAACTACTGATGAACCAAAAGAATTAGATTATTCCGAAATGTCACCTAATGAAATACAAGGGTTGATAGATGATGCATTAGATAACGGTGACTTCGATACGGTTGCGAAACTACATAAATATTTATAATAATTATTAAAACATTATATTTATTAATAAAAAGACAATGGTAGGTACTTTAAACCCCAATTTTAAAAAATTAATACTAAAATATATTAGTTACCAGAAGCATAACTATGGTGACGATTACACGTTGTATATTGACGATATGATAAAATACTTTGACGATATAGATAAAGTAGATATATTTTCAGGTGTTTTTAATTATATTATTGAGGAAGAAGATGAGGACCCATTAGACTATATAGACTTAAATGAATTAAATGATCGGTTTTATTCTGATACTATAATAAAAATATTGAGGGATTCAGGTTGGTTTGAAAAATATTTTAATTTAGATAGGTACAAAGATTACGTAACTAAAGAAGGTAGAGCAATACCAATATTCAATGATATTAAATGGGGTGGAGATACCCCCTATTTAATTATCGATGGGTGGCATGAATTATCAACATTATACCACTCTAATGATAGAAGTGTTGCCGAACTTGTATTAGGTGAAGATTCGTCAGAACTTTTTAGTGTTGATAGTGTTGACTTTATGGGTGAAGTGTGGAATGAATTAAATGAAAAATCATTAAAACACATAATAGATTATATTAAGGATAATGGTTTTATTGGCGGAGAATTAGAGTATGATGAAGATCCAGATGGTGGCGGATTGAGTGAGGATATGTTGGCCGACAGTGATTTATTAGGTGAATTAATAAATGATGAAGATATGTTTGATGACTTAAAGAGGGAATTGGAAAATTTTTATAGGTGGTCATACAACTCCGCAGCGGAATCCGAAGTGTTTAAGTCTATAAGTAGTGATATAGTAGATCTTTTGGGTTCTGAAGGTGAGTGGGATGTAATCAAATCAAAAAAAGAAGGTGGTTCAAATAAACATATTTTAAAGTTCGACATTAGTAAAATATTTATGGATATATTAGAAAGATTCGTGGAGTGTGAAGGTAAATTACCTGAAGATGAATATTCGGATTTTTTACAGGTCTTAAGTGCAACATTAGAATGTGAAGGAGAAATGTTAGAAACACCCGATATGGGATATTTTTATCCTGATAGTAGTACGATATCTGAACATTTAAATGAAAATTTATTAGGAAACTTATAATGAAGATTAAACTAACGGAAAGACAATATTTAAAAGTTATTACTGAAAATCAAAACCCTAACATTGATAGGTTATTACAAAAGTTTTTTGACGATACTAGATCCTTAGATGAAGACGAAAAACTATATTATTTTTTCGATATATATGAATTTAATGAAAAAATGATGGGAGTTAGTGATAGATTGTATGATTGGTTTAAATATAGTCTTTTAAGTGACATTAAAATGATTAATCGTAGAACTCTTAGTAAATACCAAAATAAAATTAATAATCTTTTAGAATTGTTAACTACAAAAGAAACTAAAAAAATAATAGATTCTAATAAAAACGTTTTAGAAAAAATTAAAGAATTAATTAAATTAGAAAGTGTTATACCAAAATATTTTAAAAGTGAAATCTTAAAAGAGTTAATTGATGGATTATTGTTTGATTCCATACAATATCTGTTTAACAATTATGAACCTAAAGAAGCGATTAGACAATCATCCATTCTATCTGATCATTTAGGTATAAATAGAATGGAAAATATAGAACCATTAGTTAAAGATTTCGCAGAAAAAAATGGGTTAACTATCATACCTAAACATAAAGGGTTCACTCTCCAAAAAGATGAAGGTAGTATGGTTAGGGATTTAATTAATTATATGAAAGATATACCAGAAATACCTAAGAAAACAAAAAGAGGGTTTTTAGACTTTATTGGTAGTCATTATACGGGTGGGCAATATTCTACCTTTTGGAGTGCGGTTAATAAGGCGGGTATTATACAAAAAGTAGGTGGTGGTAATAACGTCACATACGAATTAGGTCCTAACTACAAAGCGTATGAAGAAGGTAATGTAGTTGCATTTTAATCATTTATAGATATTTATATAGAAAAAAATAATGGATAGAGCAGAACAACTTAAAATATTTGCTCGATGTTTAGGTGATCCAACATACGCAATAGAAACGTTTTTAAAGACATTTGATTTAACTCAGAAAGGTATGGTACCTTTTAAGTTGTATTACAAACAAAAAGAAATCATTAAGTCATACGAAAAAAACAATCGTAATCTGGTAACTAAACCTCGGCAGGCAGGTGTGTCTACAACTACTGCCGCATATATTGCAGTTAAAACTGCCTTTGGTGATCCAGATAACCCACATAAAGTACTTATACTCGCCAATAAACAAACATTGGCGCAAGAATTTTTAAAAAAAGTAAAAGACTTTTTAGAACAAATACCTTATTGGGTTTGGGGGTTAGATGAGTCAACAGATTATTTAGAGATAAATTCAAAAGGACATCTTAAATTAAAATCAAACGGTTGTGAAATTAGAGCCCTCGCAACGTCTAAAGATGCATTAAGGGGTTTTACTCCAACATTCTTAGTAATGGACGAGGCGGCATTCATCGACAATGGGGCAGATGTATTTGGTGCCGCATTGGCGTCATTAGGTACTGGTGGTAAAATCGCACTTATATCTTGTGTAACGGATGATACATTTATTTTCACTGATAAAGGATTAAGACAAGTTTCTGATTTTATAGATTATGGACAACCTGATAACCCTAATGAGGGTTATTATGTGGATGAATACTCAATTTTAGGGAAAGATAAAACTAGGCAATCGAATATTTTAGTAAATAATGGTTTACAAGATACTATTAAAATTACCACAACAAATAGTTTTTTAGAAGGTACATTAACACATAAACTTTGGGTTTATCAGAGTGAAACTAAAATTTATAGTTGGTTACCTATGGGTGAAATAAAAGAAGGTGATTATGTTAATATTCAGTATGGTTATAATTTATTTGGGGATGATGATAAAATAGAACATAATTACATCTTTAATAATAAAGAAAAAAAACCAAAAAAGATTTATAAAGAGATTGATAATGATTTAAGTTATTTAATAGGGTTATACCTTTCAGAAGGTTCTAGTTATAAAAAATATAATAAAAAAGGTGAATTAGTTGGTGTAAGTATAACATTAACTTGTGGTGATTTTATTGGGGACTCCATTAATAACGCAGGTTTTAATTATAGTTGTCATGATGGATTACACTATACAATTTCATCTAAATATTTAGGTTCTTTACTGGAAAATTTAGGCATCGATTTAAGTCTTACCGCAACTAAAAAATTTATACCTAAAAAATTATTATCATTGTCTAAAGAAAAGACTATTCATCTTTTAAAAGGTTTTATGGATGGAGATGGTTATTCAGATAGTGTTAGGGGTAGAATAGGTATTAATATTTCTTCTAAGAAGATGTGTTTACAAATAAGATATATGTTATCTAATTTAGGTATTTTAACAGATTATCAAGAAGGTATTAATAAAGGTTCTAAATTGATACCTACAAAAAGTAACTATTATAGATTATCTGCAACATCTATTGACGCCTTAAAATACTTTGAACTAATAGGGTTTAATTTTGAAAGAAAAGAAAAGAAAAAAGATTCGATTAAAAAAGTTAATTTAAATAATAGATATAGAATCATACCAAACGGTAAAATCATATTGAGACGAATTATTGACGATAATAATTTAGTAAGACGTTTTAGGGGTAGTAATTTAAAATTAACTAGTATTAGATTAAGTGATAAAAATAAAACCTCAAATCTATCAGTTAACATTTTTAAAAGTTTTATAGATTATATTGAAAACAATTTAGGTATTGATATCACAAAATATAATATTGATAAAATCTTAATGGAAAAAAGTAAATGGGTTAGAGTAAGTAAAATAGAAAAAAGTAAAAATAAAACTTATGATTTTTCATTACCTGAAACAGATGATTTTTGGTGTCATTCAGTTTTATATAACAATATATTAGGACACCAAACCCCTAATGGGATGGACGAATTATATTATAAAACATATGATAAATCCAAAACAGGCGATAATAACTTCAATATTGTGGAAATGAAATGGTATCAGGACATTAGATATAATAGAGGGTTGTATTGGGTTAGAGGTGATGAAAAAGAAGAAGAGATTAAATGTGAATCATTAGGTAGAACCAAACTTAGGTGGGAATATAAGGGTGTTATATATGAGACAGATGAATCTACAATAGACTATTATGAAGTAATGGTTAAAGACGGGTGGAAACCATTGTCGCCATGGTATGATGAAATGTCGGCAGATATGGGTGACCCTAAGAAAATCGCACAGGAACTTGACGTTTCATTTATTGGGTCAGGTGGTAATGTTATTGAAGATGAATATATAGTCTACCACGAAGAGAATTTCGTCTTCGATCCAAATTTTTCTGCGGAGGCAGAAAAGAGTATGTGGATATGGAAAAAACCTGAAGTCGGGCACAAATACATAATGGGTGTGGACGTTAGTAGAGGGGACGGTAAAGATAGTTCTACTATTGTTATATTAGACTTCGAAAACTTAGAACAAGTTGCAGAATTTAAACATAAGTTACCACCCGATATGTTGGCGGAAATTGTTTATAAGTATGGTAATATGTATAACGCGTATACTATTGTGGATATTACTGGAGGTATGGGTGTGGCAACAGTATTAAAACTTCTGGAGATGGAATATGAATATCTACATTATGATGACCCTAAAAGTAGAAAATTATCTGAAAAGTATTCGAAGACTGTATACAAACAAGGTGATAAAGTACCGGGATTTAATGTTGGTAATACTCGTCTACAAATGGTTTCTGAATTAGAAGAACATATTAGAGAAAATAAAACTATAATACGTTCACGGAGATTAATATCAGAACTTAGAACATTTGTTTATAAAAATGGTAGACCGGATCATATGGAAGGTTTTAATGATGATATTATTATGGCATATGCAATGGCAATATTCATTGTACAAACATCTTTTAAAAAATTAGAACAAGTGGAAAAACAAACTAAGGCAATGTTAGAGAGTTGGGTAAATGTGTCAAACATCCAAAGTAAACCAATGATTAATGGACAACAACACATTAATCCCTTCTATACTAACACACCAACGTATAATCCAGTCCACCCCAATAATGGTAATAATGATAATGGTGAATACAACTGGTTATTCGGAATTAAATAGAATGTAAACATTTAGAATTTTGATATATTTATTATAATAGTAATAAAGTATATTTAAGTAAAAATGGCAAAAAAAACAATATTCCAACAATTAAACGATTTATTTGGCCCAGAGGTTGTGAAACCGCAAAATAAATCAAGGTATTCAATTAACGATAAAGAACTTCTTAAAACTAAATCTAAAGAAGAATATGATTTTGAAAAGTTAAAAAGACAACAAGATTCGTATCTTTCTAATATGTGGCAAAAAGTGGATAATGAAATCTACCAACATTCCATATATTATGAAACAACTAGGTTAGCATCTTATGCGGATTTTGAGGGTATGGAGTTTTTTCCCGAAATCGCCGCCGCATTAGATATAATGATGGAAGAATCTACCACATTAAATTCGGATAACAAAGTTATTAACATATTTTCTGAAAGTAGGAGAGTTAGAAGAATATTAGAAGACTTATTTTTTAATAGATTAGATATACATACATCATTACCTATGTGGACGAGAAATGTTTGTAAATATGGTGATGATTTTTTATTCCTCAATATAGATAGTGAAGAAGGGATTACAGGTGTTAAACAATTACCAAATATTGAGATTAGTAGAAAGGAAAATGAAGGTTTCGGTGAAAATCCTGCGAATGCCGAAACTGATAAAATTAACCCAATTAAATTTATATGGGGTCAAAGAAATATTGAGTTTAATGCGTGGCAAATCGCACACTTTAGGTTGTTGGGCGATGATAGGAGACTACCTTACGGAACTTCAATGTTGGAAAAAGCGAGAAGGATATGGAAACAATTGTTACTTTCTGAAGATGCGATGTTGATATACAGAGTAACTAGGGCACCTGAAAGAAGAATCTTTAAAATATTTGTCGGTAACATTGATGAGAAAGATGTACCCGCATATGTTAACAATATTGCGAATAATTTTAAAAGAAGTCCTGTTATTGATCAAAACACGGGGCAGGTAGACACTAGATATAATCAAATGGCTCAGGACCAAGACTATTTTATCCCAGTAAGAGACACAAACGCACCTTCACCAATAGAGACTCTACCAGGAGCATCTAACCTATCTGAGATTGCAGACATTCAATACCTTCAGAAAAAATTGTTTACTGCACTTAGAGTACCTAAACCATTCTTAGGATTTGAGGAGGTTAATGGTGAAGGTAAAAACTTAGCGTTACAAGATATTAGATTTGCTAGAACAATCAATAGAATTCAACAAGCAATGATACAAGAATTAAATAAGATTGCTATCATTCATTTATATATTTTAGGGTTAGAAGATGAGTTAGAAAACTTTACACTAACATTGAATAACCCGTCTACTCAGGCAGAGATGTTAAAGGTAGAACAAACTCAATTAAAGGTAACCCTATATAAAGATGTAGTATCAGATGCGGGTAATGGATTCGGAACAATGTCAATGACTAGGGCGAAAAAAGAAATTTTAGGAATGTCTGAAGAAGAAATAAGAAATGATTTAGAACAACAAAGATTAGAAAAAGCTGCCGCAGCAGAAATGGAACAAACCGCAACTATCATTAAGAAGACAGGTATCTTTGATAGGGTAGATAAACTTTATGGTGATTTTTCTACATTAACCGGTGGTGTACCCGCAGAGGGTGGTGGTGAAGAAGGTGAAGGCACAGGTGGTGATGACTTAGGTGGGTTCGGAACAGACACTGGAGGTGACTTAGGTGGAATCGGAACAGACACTGGTGGTGCAGAACCCGCACCAACCGAAGAGTCAATAAAGAAAAAAGACAATCTTTTATTAGAGCAAGGAAGAAGAAGATACGAAGAGAAAGTTAATAAATATCAAAGAATTTATTTAAATAGACTTATGGAAAGTTTAGATAAGGATGAAAGGGTTTTTAACTTAGATGAGGTAGAAAAGGATACTGAAATACTAAACTCTAAAATTAGTGATATGGCAAAAGAAATCGATAATTTAATTAAATAGAACTTTTTTATAAATTCAGAATATTTATTTATAAAAAAGAACATGGAGAATTTTGGTAATATTAAAGATACCTTTAAAAATTTAGTAGTAGAGTCTATAATTAAAAAAAACGAAAAGAGTAAAAAACTATTTTCTAAATTTTTAAAAACAATTAAAGAAAATAAAACATTAAAGAATCAATATCTAATTTATAGTAATTTACAAAATAGTAGGTTCGATGATGGTGTTGAGGCGAAAGAATTCGTTAAGGAGAATATTGAACTACTTAAAGGTTTAAACGAAGGACATATCGTAAAAGGTAATGAGTTTTTCGTTAAATTACTTAAAGGTAATAAAATCATAAAAGAAAATCAAGAATTCTATAATAAAATATCTTATTTAGTTAACACCGAAAAAACACCTTCGAATATTAAAAAAATTAATGAGACAATTAATTATATAGTTAAAAATATGTTAGAAAAAGAGGAAGTAAAAGAGGTTGTTACGGAAAGTGTATATTTACCATCTAGTGTGTTAACAAAATTGGCAGTAAATAAGTTTAATTCTAGATATTCTAACATTAGTGAGTCAGAAAAAGAAATCATTAAAACAGTACTTAATGGTACAAGTGAAGATAAAGAAAATATTTTCAATAAATTAAAAAGAGAGTGTATTGATGGTATCGATACTAAATTAAATGAGTCTTCTGATTTAGATCTTAAAGATAAACTATTAAAAGTTAAGGATAAACTACTGAACAATAGTTTCAACATAGATTCTTTTACTACTGATATTACAAGATTACACGATTTAAAAGAATCAATATAACTAATAAAAAAATAAGAAAAATGAAAAAAAGAGTAATAAGACTTAGTGAATCTGATTTACAAAGAATTGTAAAAAGAGTGATTAAAGAAAATATGATTAATGAATTAGGTGGGATGGACGATGGACACCCTAGATTCGGTGATGTTAAATTTTCTGATTTATCGAGAGACGAAATATTAAGAATGGGTGGTAGTGAATACTCAGAAGATTCTGACGATGATTTAACTGATGACAATGAATATTATGACTTTGATGGTGATATTGATGACTTAAAGGGTGGTCGTAGAGGGAAATTGCCAATTATGAGGTCAATGCCTTCACGACATAATACCGGAGATAGACCGTTCAGAAGAGGAAATAGAAAAATGTAAAAAAACGGATTAGGGCCGTTATTGTCTACGGACAAATATTACCCACTAGAGTTCGCTACTATAGTGGGTTTTATTTGCGATTAAATTTGACATTTCACGAATATTTTTGTATTATTATTAACAAACTTTTAAATAACAATACATGAAAAAAATTATGAATGAAATTAGGAAAAGAAATCAAATTAGATTTATTAGAAAACTATAAAACTAAGATTGGTACTGTTAACAACAAAGAATCAAAAAGTATCTATATTAATCTATCTGCGTGGGGCGAATTAGATGAATTAGACGAAAATCTAAATTACGAATATTTTTTAAGTAATTTAAGAAAAAAAATAAAACAAAAATTAAACAACTATCTAGATCAAGATTTATACTACAATAACAAATACATTGTAGATTTAGATATGAGAACTTCAGGACTATCAGTAGAAAAAAAAAGTTTTATGTCTTGTGAAATAACACTCTTCCAAAAAAGACATTATCCGTTAAACAACCCAAAAATTATAGATAGTACTAAAAGTATTATTTATAATGTCGTAAAAAATTGTATAGAAACCAATAACGTTTTTACTTTCCATAAGAGAAAAAAATAATTTTTTTAACATAGTGATATATTTATTATTAAAGTATATCACTATTATGGAAATATTAAAAAATAACGATAGCAATAAGAGGGGTGTCCTTATTGAGTATGATTCGGGATACATTTCACCAAAAGATAACCAGAACTTTATTAGTGAAATGACTAAACTATCAAAAGGGGAACCTATCATAGAGGAACCTTTGATAGTTTATGCGGTTATGCAAAAATATGGGGTAGAAAACAGAAATGGAAGAGTATACCCTGAAGCTATACTTAGACGAGAAGCGGAAAACTACCTTAAACTTATTAAAGAAAAAAGAGCGTTAGGGGAATGCGTACCTGAAGGTACTGAGATTTACACCACTGATGGGTGGTTTAAAATTGAGGATGTTAAAGTTGGTGATAAAATTTTAACAATGAATATTGATACCAACTTCATTGAGGAACAAAATGTTACGGATACTATCAAAAAACAATATGACGATGACTTAATCCATATCTATAACAATAGTAGTTTAGACATGAAAATCACTAAAAAACATAAAGTAGTATTATGGGATAGAAATGATAAATCTTATATCTTAACTGGTGAAGAATTATATGATAAAATAAAAAATAAAGATTCTAAAGTATCTCATTCTTATATTAAACATTCCGCAGAATGGGTAGGTGATTCACCTAAAACTTATACATTAAAAAATAGTGATATTACTATAGATATAGAAGATTGGGTTTCTTTTTTAGGTATTTTTATTGCCGATGGACATTGTAGTGGAACTAAAGGTGGCAATAAGAAAAATTTAGTATGTATTACACAAGTGAAGGAAGAGTCCTCAAAAATGATTGAGTCTTTACTTGAACGGTTACCTTTTAAATATAGTGTATCAGATAACAGACAATATAACATATATAGTAAAGAATTATATGATGAATTGTTCAGTTTAGGGAATTCATATCAAAAACATATACCTAATTATATTAAACAATACTCACCGGAATTGTTAAATATTTTATTAGATTGGTTATTACTTGGTGATGGAAGAAACAGACACAATAGTAAAAATGAATTAATTAAAGAATATGTCACTACATCAAAATCTTTGGCAGATGACGTATTCGAAATTATAGTAAAACTAGGGTACGGTGCAACAATTAACACAATCACACCAAAAGATAGAATTATTGTTGATGAAAACGTAGTCTTTAGTGAGGTTGAAAATGAAGATGGAACAATTTCTTTAATTAAAGAAAAAATTAAAACTAAACGATTAATAAAATCTTCTGATTCTAAAGTATTATATAATGTACACCTTAGAACTAATAAGGGAATTTATTTAGATCATAGATTTATAAAGATTGATAAGATTAAACATAATGATTATGTATACTGTGTAACTGTCCCTAATAGTACGTGGTTAATGAGATCAAATAATAAGATCTCTTGGACACATAATTGTGACCACCCAGAATCATCTATTGTTGCGGTAAGTAGAATTTCTCATAATGTGGTAGACCTTTGGTGGGAAGGTAATGTACTTATGGGTAAGTTAGAAATCATTATGTCACCGGGATTCGTAAACCAAGGAATTATATCTTGTGAAGGTGACAGAGTAGCGAATTATTTGAGAAAAGGTTTAAAGATTGGTGTGTCATCAAGAGGTGTAGGTTCTTTGGAAAAAGAAGGTGGTAAGAATATAGTGCAAGACGATTTTGAATTAATTTGTTGGGATATTGTTACCTCACCGTCTACTCCAGGTTCTTGGATTTATAGTGATGTTCCATCTAGAGAACAACAGATGTCTGAGTCGAATATTAAAAAAGAAGATGCTATCCTTAAAGATAATTTAAATAATTTTTTACTCGATTAGTAAAATAATTAACACTTTTCTAAAATATCGCATATTTATTTAGTGAACGTATAACATTGCGTTAAATAATAATTAATAACAATTAAAAAAAAAAGTAAAATGGCTGAAAAAAAGAAATCAATCATCGAAGAGGCTTTACTAGAAGCAAAGTCTTTAGAGGATGCCTTAAAAGCCAATACGAAAGAAATGCTTGCGGCACTTATGTCCAAGGAATTTGAAAGTATCGTCGAGTCATCTTTGAAAAAGGGAGATGAAGAAAAAGAAAAAAAAGTCTCAGAACAAGAAGATGAGATAGATTTAGAAATGATCGATACAGAAGTTAAAGGATCCGATGATGAAGAAGAAGAAGAAGACCTTTTAGATCTTGAAGATGAAGAATCTGATGAGGTGGAAGACATCGAATTAGATTTAGATGATGAAGTATCTGATGAAGAGTCTGATGACATTGAACTTGACTTAGACACCGACCTAGACTTAGACGCTAGTGAAGGTGAAGAAGGAGAGGAAATGAAATTAGATTTAGAATTACCTTTTATGGGTATGGGAGGAGAAGAAGTAATGGACTTAACAGGTGCGTCTGATGACGAAGTTGTTAAAGTTTTCAAAAAACTCTCTGACGATGATGAAGTAGAAGTTGTAAAAGATGCTGGTGGTATCCATCTAACAGATAATAAAACAGGTGCAGAGTATTACATTAAGGAATCTATGGATGAAATGAGACATTCTATGAACGAAAAAGAGTATTGCGCTGAAGGGAATTGCGGTTCTATGTACGAAGAAGTAATGTACGAGATAGAATTAGACGAAGATTCCGACATGATGGAAATGTTTAAAGAAATGGGTGGTATGAAAAAAAGTCACTATGGTGAAGACTACCACATGGAAGAAGGCGCTTACATTGATGAGGAAGAAGAAAAATTAGAAGAGGACAAACTACAAAGACACAGAAAGTTCGCTGGTAAACAAAGATACAGTGGCACTAAAGTGGGTAGAAGAGACGAATCTATAAAACTTCGTAAACCTTTAGTAAATAGAACCCCAAAATCATCTACAGTTTCTGAATCTAAGATAATGAAAGAATACACAGAGTTAAAATCTAAAAACGAAGAGTATAAGAAAGCACTTAATGTATTCAAAGACAAACTTAATGAGGTGGCTTTGTTTAACACTAACTTAGCGTATGTGAATAGAATCTTCACTGAGCATTCGACAACGAAAAAAGAAAAAATGGATATCCTTAAGAGGTTTGACAATGCTGAGTCGATAAAAGAGTCTAAGAACATATACAAAACAATTAAGACTGAGTTAGATAATAAGAAACCAATTAACGAGTCAGTACAAAAAAAAGTTAATAAGACTATTGAGTCGTCAAAGTCGCAAAATCTAAATGAGTCTACAGCATATGTAGATCCACAGATATCTGCGATTAAAGATTTAATGAGAAGAATCTCATAAAAATAATAAAATAACAAAAATTAAAAAATAATAAAAAAAATGGGACATTTGTTAAATTCAGGTCAAGTCGGAAACATCGGACTAGAGCACCTAAAGCAAATCAGATCTAAAACTATTTCTAAGTGGACCTCATTAGGTTTCCTTGAAGGTTTGAAAGGTCACGTAAAAGAGAACATCGCACAATTGTACGAAAACCAAGCATCTTCTTTACTTAATGAGTCGACTTCGTCTGATTCATCAGGTTCATTCGAGACAGTGGTATTTCCAATTGTACGAAGAGTATTCTCTAAATTATTGGCTAACGATATCGTATCGGTACAAGCGATGAACATGCCAATTGGAAAATTATTCTTCTTTGTACCTAAAACATCATCTACACAAGTTCCTTTGAACGGTAAAGATGGTTCCGCTAACGGATCATTACCAGCATGTGTTATTTCTGGATGTAATGAAGATACACTTATCACTCCATTCTTAGAGAAGTCACTATATGACTTATACTATAATGATGGATTGTTTGACGCATCTAAAGGTAAAAAAATCGTTTTTGCTGGGGCAGGTTTCTATGGTGCAACACTTAACGCTAATGGTGTGAAAGTACCTACTAATTTATCATCACAACCTAAAGCTTCGGATGGTTCATTCAGAAGTGTTAAAATGTGTGTAACAGGTTTCTCTACTACTAACGCAGGTAGATTAACTGGACCAGACGGAAACGAAATGGATACTGAATCTTTCTTATCTTCTTTATCAGTAGTTTCTACACCAGCAATTGTTGATGGTGATGGTAAACAAATTATTGCTGCAGGTGGTAGTGTACCATTTAGAGTAGTAACTCAGAAATACGGAAGAGGTATCGTTGATTATGGTGATATCTGTACTCCTGATGGATGTTTACTAATCGAATTGGACCTTACACATCCAGCTTGTATTGATTGTTCTTCTGCTAACTTTGACGGATATGTTGGTGCGGCAACTGGAACTTCATTTACAGGTTTGACTGTAGCTTGGTCCAGATACGAATCATTAGAATTCTCAACTGAAATGGGTGAGGTATCATTCGAACTTGATGAAGTTGTGGTTTCTGTAACAGAAAGAAAACTAAGAGCTACTTGGTCACCAGAATTGGCACAAGACGTTAGTGCATTCCATAACATTGATGCAGAAGCAGAACTTACGGCGTTATTGTCTGAGCAAGTTGCGGCGGAAATCGATAGAGAGATCCTAAGAGACTTAAGAAAAGGTTCGGCTTGGCAATTGAGATGGGATTACAACGGATGGAAACGAGCTAACAATGGTGGTGGTTTCAACGCTTACACTCAAAAAGAGTGGAATCAAACGTTGATTACTAAAATCAATCAAATCTCAGCTCAAATTCATAAGGCTACTTTAAGAGGTGGTGCTAACTTCATCGTTGTTTCGTCTGAAGTTTCTGCTATCTTTGATGACTTAGAATACTTCCACGTATCTAACGCATCTCC